AACCAATAAGGATTATTCAAGTTGGCGGGCAAACCCTCCTAGTGCCGGAGAATGCAAGCCCAGAAAGAAAGAAGGCACTATTAAGGCATATATGAACGACATCCTCACAGAAGCCCTGGAATCAGCATTTGTAGCCCCAGAAAAGCAGTTTAAGGGAGAAGCCCTAGCCCCATATACTGAAGGCTCAAGGCTTCTTATGATACAAGCTAGGAGTGATGAGGATACCACCCCATTCTTTGTGTGGGCTTTTGTGTTTCTTCATATTCAGCTTTTGAAGAACAGGAAGGAAGCTATTAGGCTTTGCTGGAACAAGGATTTATTTAGGGAGAAGATTCTGGATTGGATTGCAGACAAGACAGAGGCAGACAGGGAGACGGCCAGCAACCTAGTTGCATCAATCCTTGATGAGGCAAACAAGGGGCAAGTTGAGCCTATCCCAACCCCAGGGGCAACAGCCCAGGGAAACTGACCCCGCCAACGGGCATTGCGGCATCGGTATTCTCGTTGGCACAGAGGACAGGTTGGAGCATTGAATATATACTATGGGAAATACCCATCAGTTTATTCCACCAGGCCAACCATGTGCATCTTTGGATGTCTGGAGTTAAGTTGAGAAAGAGGGCTTATTTTGAGACAACAAAGATTGAAGAGCTAGAAAAACAACTAGGATTATGAGTTTTAAGTTAGATACAAGACAATTTGAGAGAAGGCTGGAGCAGTATGTTCCACTAGCCAGAAAAGACATTGCAGACGAGCTAAACAGGCGTTCTGCAAATATCCTCATGTGGGCTATCAAATACACAGAAAAGGCCAACCTTGGGGCTTTGAGGGCTATTTTTGCCAAGTCTGCAACGGTGATGCGACCAGTTACATCAAAGAAAACAGGCATCACAAGATTCACAAAGCCAAGAAAAGTTGTTAGGGGAACAATGGATGGTTACAGAATAGCCAATTATAGAAGGAACATTAGGCTTGGCAGAAGGCCAACAGGCAATCCTCCTGGTGGTGGCTTGGGTGGGGCTTCAATGAAGGCTTATATAAGAAAAACATTCAGAGCCTTGGGGAGTGCTGTTGGCTATTTGAAGGCTGGATGGATACCAGCATTAAGAGTATTTAAGGAAGCTGGAGGCTCTAGTGAATCTGCAAAATTAAAAGGCAGAAAGGGAACTGCCAGTTATGGTGGGGGGACAAGGGCAAAGCCAGGTGAGATTATTAGGAGCTACTTCTATTCCACAGCCAATCCAAGAACCTTTGCAAGAGGGCCGGTGTCCATAGATAAGAGGCTTAACACAGCCCTTCAAAAGGCCATTGACCATCAAACCAGGGACATGATGGAGTATATCAACAGAAAGCTAAAGGAGAGGGCTGACAAGAGCCTATAATTTTATGAGGAAGATTGCAGAAGGAGAGATTCTTGTTCACACCCAGAAGTCTGGGCAGAATGTAGATCAACTCCGACAATACCTTGCCAGCCTTCGTGCTGAATCCCAGAGAACAAGCGTAGGGCTAGATCAACTTGCCAAGAGCATCTTCATGGCCAATGCCAGGGGAGCTTCCCTGGGAAGGACAATTAAAGGCTTGGCCTCTGCGGCTGGCTTTGGGGGCTTTGGTGCCGCCGCCTATCTTGCAGTTGATAAAATGACCAGGGGCATTGTTAATGCCCAAGAGGAATCAGACAAGCTGGCAGAGACACTAAACAAGGCCATTGGAGCCAAGGCCGCAGACAGCATTGAGGGAACAACCCAAAAAATGCAATCCCTCACAAGTGCCATCAATGAGACAAGGGGAGCCATTGCCAAGCAGGGCGTGATGAATTCCATTGCCGCCTTCTTCTTTAATGATGATGCAGACAAGGCGGCCAAGGCTTTTGAGAGGGCTGTTGAGGCCAGGATTTCCCTTGGAGATAAACTTACCCAGCAAGAGGCACAAAGAATTGCCCAGCAAAAGATTCTCATGGGGCTTGATGGGGACATGGCAGAGGTGTTCAAAATCAACATTGAGACAAGGAAAAAGCTGGCTCAAATTGAGGCCAATGATGCCCTTACTGCCCAACAGAAGATTGACCAGGCAAAATTGGCTGGAGAGGAAAAGGCAGACAAGCTTCGAGCCTTAAGGACAAAGAAGGAAAAAGAAGAAGCAAAGAAAAGCTTTGAGGAGACAAAAAAGCTGGATGAGGATATTGCAAGATTCTCTCGCAAGCTAAACGACAGCCTTCTCAAGGAAGAGGAGGAGCGTTTCAAAAAGAATGCAGAAGCCTTCAAGAAGTTGCAGGAAGAGAGGGCAAAGGCCGCAGAAGAGGCCAACAAGAGGATTGCTGATTCTGCCAAGAGGGCGGCTGAACAAATCCAAAAACAGGATGATGAGGCCAAGAAGAAATTTGAAGAAGCCAAGGGCGTTGATGAGGCTATCCTTGGAGCATCTAGGCCAGGGCAACAAGCCCTCAATGTGGCAAGGAAACAAAGGGCAAGACAAGTTTCTAGGGAGGATTTTAGAACCCAAGATGCATTCTTACAGGCAGAGGCAAACAGGCTTTCTGAAGTTGAGGGGGTTAGGCTGACAAAGCAAGATGTTCGCAAGAGGATGGCAAGCAGGGTGGCCGCTGGAGAGATGCCAACCCTTGGGGAAAGATTGCAGGGAACAGCCGCAGGGATTGAGCCAGCCCAGGTTGCAAGAACAAGGGCTGAATCTGCCATGGCATCTCAAAACAAGGAAATTCCAGACCTTATGAAGTCAATAGAGAAAATCCTAAATCAGCTATCTTCAGCACCACTTGTGACATCTGGAGGCAAATAATGAGTTCCCTGGTTGTTGGATACCCTGTAGCACAGGCCACATCAGCCAATGCAAAGATTTTGCGAAGGCAAGAATACAACAGGGAGCCTAACGGCCTGGAATCAATAACAGAGACCTATACCATCCAGACTAGCAACAGAATCACCATCAATCCAGCCAAGGATGTTACCCACCAGGCATTCTCCACAGCCTCTCAAAAATACCCAAGAATGGCTGTTGAAACCACATCCTTTTCAGAATTGGATGGCGGTATTTCAGAAATGACAATCAACTATGTTGGCCTCACTTCCTCAAGTGGACTGCCCCCGGCCTTGGTTAGAATCCTTCCTGTTACTGGTGCTGGAGTGTTCGGCCCCCCTATTAACATTGAGGCAGAGTTTGTTACTGATGCCCTGGAATCTGAAATTGTTCTTGGCAAATTTTCTTCAACTGCCCCAATTATTCCAAAGTTTGGTGGGACACAAAGGATGCCAAAATTTATCAATGGGACAAGAATGCCAGAAAATCCAAGGGAGCCATATAACACATCAAGAACATCGGTTGTTTCCGGTGGGATTGCATCTGTTAGAGATGTTGTGGATAGATATGAAGGATACATAATTAAGGATATAGATTGCATCAGAAGGGGGCAGTTTTTAGTGGCGAGAGCAACCTTTGAGGAATATAGATTTTTTGCTGTTTCCTAATTTTATATGGCCATAGAACCAAGACTTAATGAGCTTAAGGGAACATCAAGGCTTGCCCTTGGGTTTTTCAATAGCATTATCAGAAGGATTGAATGCACAAAGCCCCTTGGAGGGAATGGGATTTATATGGTTGAAAAGCCAGATGGCATTCAAATCAACCTTGGCTCTGCTGGAGGGCTTGGCCTTAAAACCATTGATATCACGGTTTGTGACGGCGGGGCGGCCAAAACCATACAAGTTTACGCCCCACAATGATTGACATAAAAAGGAGCTAAAATGGCACAGACTATTGATTTCTATATTGATGTTAGCAATGGCCAAGTGGTGGCCGCTGGCTCTGTTCAGAGTGGGGTTCTGCCAACCCTTACCAGGAATGATTCCTATACATTTAGGGTTAGGCTCCAAGAGAGGGACACCAGCAATAACCTTCGGGATATTGATACTACTGGAGCCTCTGTAAAGCTTGGCGTTGGAGAGATTGATGACGGCCCTACTTCTGGGGCATTTAAGCTAGTTATCAATGGAGTAACTTCCAATGCCATCACATATAACACAGATGAGGCTACGGTTGCCGGCTATATCTACACAGCAGTTTCCAACAATGTCTCAACGGTTGGAACCTATGGACTAGAGCCAGACGCCTACATTCTAACAGCAACCCAGCCAAACACAGCCATGTCGTTTGGTGGTAGCTCGTTTACACTTTTCCCAACTAGCTCTGTAATTATCAGCACCAGGAGATTTCCCACTACTGGAGTTGAGGCACAACAGATTATTAAGCTTCGCAGGAACCCCGCTGTCTATGCAGACACATTCACAGCAACACCAACTGCTGGAGTTGTTAGCATATCAAAAATACAAGATGGTTCAGCCGCCAGCGGTCTCAATGAGACATACAGGCTGACCATTGGGAAAGATGCAGAGGGTGGTGGAGTTGTCCTAAACTATGGCACAAACTCAACCACAGCCATTCCAGTTGGAGCAAGTGCAGTCTGCTTTTCAGAGGCTCTTTCTGCTGTCACAGGGATTGGGGCAAACAACATTTCTGTTGATTCTGGAGATAATCTAAACGAATACACCATTTCCTTTGTTAGGTCTCTTGGAGCCACAAACATCACCACAGCCCTCACGGTAGATGCCAAGGGTGTTGTCTTTGCAAGCTTTCTTCAGTCCACGGTGACCATGGCAACAGCAGAGCTTGATGAGCTTTTTGCTGAAGCTGGAACAGACACCATCAGCCCTACCTTGGAAATTGAGGTAACTAGTGGAGGAACCCCCAAGACGGTTTACCAAAATGACATCACCGTCCGCAGGGATTTGATTACAACTGGCTCTGTTGTTCCAGCAGACCAAGCCAGCTATTACACCAAGGCAGAGGCAGATGCCCTGTTTGTTGAAGATGAGGCAACTAATGTTGATGCAACAAATAGAGAATTGATTGATTCTGCTGTTGTTCAGTCAATGTCTTGGGAGGCCAGAAAGCTATATAATGCCTCTGGCTCTGAAGTTCTTCGTTACGACCAAGGGCTTGGATTCTTTGGGGTTACTGCAACAGCCCAGCCTACCGGCCCCAATGTTGTTTCAAATCTAATTCAACTTGGACTCAACCCAAACAGCACGGTTACTCAAGGGGTATTTCCTCTCTCTGTCAGAACACTAACAACCACCAGTTCAATAACTTTTGGTGCAGTCCCAAACAATTCAACTGGTTCAGTAACAAGAACCGTGACAGGGGTAAGCTTAAACGACATTGTATTGCTTGGCTTGCCAAACTCAATCTGCTCTGGCCTTTCATTTTATGCGAATGTTACAACTGCCAATGTTGTGGAAATTGATTGTGTGAATGCAACCAATGGTTCTCTTACTCAATCGGGGCAGACATTTAGAATTACCGTGATAGGATATTAGGCACAGGGTTAAAATCCTATGCCAATATCCCCAACTGAAGGTTGCCACCCTCCATTTTCTGTCTTTTCATTTTCTGGGCAGAATGGTTGTTGTGAGTTGCTTTATACATACAACCAGACTGCACCAATACCAGCCGCCTGTTCTCCTCCAACAACCTATTACCCCAATCGTTGCACAGCTACACCTAAAACTGCCCTAGCAACACTAGGGCCGATGGTTGTTCCAATGACCATTGATTTTGAGATTTTGGTGGACGATGAGGCCATTGTTGATGGAGCCATATACCAAGCTGGCTCTTTTCTTGTTACCCTTGGCTCCGGGCAGAGCGGGCTTACCTGTTCAACATTCCCAGGGGGAACCAGCCTGTGCAATGGCCAGCACACAGCCATTGGCTCTGTCACAAAAGAGGTTGGAGAAATCTTTACCTTTCAAGCTGGAGACAACCACGGAATCCAATGCTTCGGCAACGGAACACTAACAGCAAAATTTATAGGCCCGCCATGATTAGCTTCACCATGGAACAGCTAGACAGGGTGGCAGAGCAAAGGCCAAAGGGATACAAAAAGCTGGTTCTAAAATACTCAAAGGTTGTTGGTGACAGGGTTTGGATGAGTGCCATAGACCATCAAAGAATTAGGAATTATTACCTACACAAAACACCTATTGAGCCAACCATGGGAGATATGGCAAAGAATCTTTTTGATTCTCTGGCAAGGTGGGCAAGGAACGGGTTTCCAGTTGCCACAGAAAAACAGATAAATAAAAGAAAGATGGAATGCCTAAACTGCCCATATTGGGACGGCAAGGCAAGGAATGGGCTTGGAAAATGTATGCACCAGAAGTGCGGTTGCACAATGGTCAAGTGGTGGATTGCAACAGAGAAATGCCCAGATGGTAAGTGGTGATTGACACCCAAGCATTGTCATGGAAAACATCATCTCATTTGTTGCCTCACAGGATTGGCTTGCCTGGCTAGGTGCAATCACAGCCCTTCTGGGTGCTGTCATTGCCATTGCCCAACTGATTCCTGGTGATGAGCCAGAGAACACCCTTCAGAAGATTGTTGATTTCCTGGCCAAGTTCTCCAAGAAATGATTGAGGCTGTCCTTGCCATTGCAGGGGCGTTGTTGGGTGGCTGGCTCTGGTGGCTAAAGAACAGGGCTAAAACCAGATTGCAAAAATCTGACGAAGAGATAGAAGCAAGGAATGAAAAAAGAAAAGAATCTATTGATGGCTGGGTTCGTGGCATTGATCGTGATGGCTGGTGGATTAGGCGTTAGTGGGTGTGCCACCACTACCCAGGAAATAACCTATTCATACCCCACCCCTTCAGACATCCTGGGGCTTATGGAGGATTGGGACAGGGTTGAGAAGGAAACCAAGATTTACAACAACAAGCTACGGGAACAATACGCAAAGGCTCTTGTAGAGCTTTCTAATGCCATTGCAGAGGGTGAGAGATGGAGGGCTAGGGCTGAAAACAAATGACGCTTAAAGAGGCTTTAGAACGCTCCCACGGCCATATAGAACAGCTTGAGCCGGGGTTTAGGAAGCAAGTCACAAAATGGTTCAAGGAGTGCTGGGCAAAGAAGCTTTATGTTCTGGTGTATTGTTCTAGGAGAACCCCAGAAGAACAGGAGGAGCTATACAAAAAGGGCAGGGTTCCAGGGCATCCCGGCCCCAAAGCAACCAACGCTAGGGGCTACCCAGAATGCCAATCCATGCATTGCTATGGCAGGGCTGTGGACTTTGTTCCCCTGGTTGAGACTGCTACAAAATCTTTTATTGCAGGATGGACGGACGATGAATCATATGCCATTGCCCACAAGATTGCAGAGGCCACAGGAGGTTTGAGGCGTCTCGATTGGGAGACTCCCCATCTTGAGGACGACAGGATTGGTGGATGGAGGGAGCTTGTTTCACCACAGAAAAAACAAGTGGTGAATGAAAAGAAGAAACCAGTTTCCAAAAAGAATACTTGGGCTAGTCGTTAATCAAATGACAAACAGCAAGGTTGTGGTGAAGCCCAACAATGAAATGACAGAGGCTCACGAGGCTCATCTTGAACAAATAAAATTAGCCACTTGTGATTTGCTGGATAGAAAATATCGTGCTGGACAGAAAAGCCATGGGGGAAGCCTCTGGTCTATGCCAGCGGCCAAACAGGTTGAGAGTGCCATAGAAGAGGCCACGGACCAAATAACCTACCTATTGTCGTTGAGGCAAAGTATGAGAGTAATAATGGAGCTTGCCCATGAAGGCATGAATGACGATTCTGTTTGTGCCACTACTGCCAGGGAAAATTGTAGAGCCATCTGGTTCACAATTACTGGCCATGAAAAATGACCAAGTGGAAAAAGTTTCTAGCTGTCTCCTGTTCCCATGGCCACTTGGCTGATGCCAGGGCAACCAAGGCTGTCCTAGAATTTAAGAAGAACTGGAAGCCAGACACCACCCTTCACCTGGGAGATGCCATAGACCTGGCCGCCTTTAGGGCAGGGGCAATGCGTTCCCCAGACTCATCAGACAGAGCCGCAAGCATTGCAGAAGACTTTCGTGCGGGGACAAACTTTTTACAGCTTTTGGAACCAAATGTTTTTTTCATAGGGAACCATGAGCATCGTGTTTATGAACACCAGTATTCACCCAATGCAATCCTGGCTCATTGTGCCACTAGTTGCCTGGCTGACCTTCACCAGGTCTGCAAAGACATGAGGGCAGAAATCATCCAATACGACATCATGAAGGGGTGGAAGGAGTTTGGAGGCACATTGTTTGGGCATGGCTTTATGTTCAATGAGCACGCCGTTCGCGACCATGTGGAGATGATGAAGAAGCCTGTTGTCATTGGGCATCTCCACCGAGTGGACAGGGCGGCTGGCAGAAGTGTGGGCGCGCCGGTTGGTTGGACTATTGGATGCCTGGCTAATGTGGATGCCATGCATTATGCCAGGAGAAACAGGAGTGTGACCAGGTGGCAACACGGCATTGCCTGGGGTGAGTATAACGACAAGAACTGCATTGTTAATGTTCTTTCACCAACCAGCCAAGGAGAGTGGAGGCTTCCATTATGAAACAACATCACAACAAATCTTGGAACAAGATAGGCTTCAAAGGTGAGTGGGCACAGACACTAAAAAAATATCTGGAGAGACAGCAAGAGGAAGTTCCTAGTGGATGGCTTCGCACAGATGCCGCATTGAAGGCCATGGGATTTAATGCCAAGCATACTGGCGGCAGTTGCAATAAGTTGATTAACCAAATGGTAGAGGCTGGGTTTCTTCTCAAAAAAGACTTCAGAATTTTTGATGGCTCTGGTCGTAGAATTTCAGCCATCACCCACTACAAAATCAGCGGCAAGTCGTAAGTTGTTGATGTTCAATGAAATCCTTTTGAAGAAAAACCATTGACATAAACTCAATAGTGGTTACATTGGTTCCATGATGAATGAAGAAAGAACAACTGACCTAGACATCCATGTGTCTTTGGGTGGCAGGGATTATTACATTCGCAAAACTGGTGCAAATGGATGGTTGAGGGTTACTGGAACAAAAAAGCAGTATGACCTTGGAGCCAGGGGATGTGCAATAGTTTGCCCCTATATTGAGAGGTCAGTTGATATTGATCCCTGTGGTCGGCTTGGGCAAAAGATTCTTAAAGCTGGCGGTGTGAAAATTTAACCAACCAAGAAAGAAAATACTAATATGAACTGGACTAGGGCTAAAGGGGCTGTTGGTGTAATTCACCGCATCGTTGTTGATGGGGTGACAATAGAGATCGACCCAGCAACAAGGAACACCTACACAGCATCAATCATAAAAGAGAATGGCTCAAGTTCATCGTATGACTATTCTCGCAAAGAGTGGTCTTTCAAGTTCCTCAAAGAATACTTGATTGCAGAAAAGGCTCACCCTGTAACCCAATACAAATAACCAAGAAAGGAAATCCTAATATGCAAATCCTGGAACCAACTTTTTACAAGTTACAGGCAATTACTCGCAAGCAGTTGAGGGTATCAAAACATGGCATTGGATATACAAAAGGTGGCAATGTTGTAGATGAAATTGGATGGTTTCATTGGAGACATGACCCCGATTATCTTAAAATAAAAAGCATGCAAGAAATGTATCCAGATTGTGAAATTATCAAAATCTGGAAAACCAAATAACCAAGAAAGGAAATCCTAATGAACATCACTTGTAGAAAATCAGTAAGGCCAGAATTGGTTGCCAGAATCCCAGAGCTTCTTAATGAGGCCATGACCTGGGTGAAAGCCAAATATCCATCTGTGGATTTTGGCAAGGTTGAGTATATCTTTTCTGGTAGCTATAACCGCTCCAGGTATTTTAGGAATGAATTGAATCCGCAAAGGGGGCTTGGCAAATACCTTGCCCCCAATGCCTGTATCAGCACCAGAGCATGGCTCATACTCTATGACATGAAGAGCCTATGCCTTAAAAAGACCAAGCTATTTGTTGGCTCTGAAGTCCAAATGGTGTGTGCCTTAATTCATGAGCTAACCCACCATGCCCAATATGAATTGGGCTTGCCTACTGGTGAGCTTGAGACTACCAGGAATGAGCTTGACTATCTAAAGGAAAATCACATGGAGTTCTGGGCAAAGCTAGTTGGTGCAAAAATAGTTATTGATTAAACCACAGGAACAACATACAAACAAGAAAGGAACAACACATGAACATCATCAAAGACTACACATTGATTGTGATTGGAATGCTGATTGGAATGGGATTGCTCTATTGGGTTGAGGAGCTTTGCAAATGATACTGGCAATCTTCTTTGCCCTGTTTGGCCTTGGGCTTTGTGGCTTCTTGCACAAGCTGGCAAAGCACATTGACCAGGCAAATTATGAGAGGGAAAGGTTTGCTCTGCTGGTTGCCCAGGAACTAGACAGGCTAGACAAGGCAATCAAAGAAACCAATTCAAACATTGCCCTGGCTGAATCCATGATTGAGCCACAGGAAAAGTGGTGGGGAAGGAACTAAAGGACAAGCCACCATGAATGCAGAGTTTGATATTAAAAAAATTGCTGACGACAGGGGATGGTTGGCAGAGCTTGTTAATTCATCCTTTGGAACAATAGGCCATGTGTATGTAACCACTTGCTTGCCTGGTGTGGTTAAGGCTTGGCATAAGCACAACCACCAGACTGATAGGTTCATTCTTTTGTCTGGTAGGCTTTTGGTTGGATTATGCAATGAATCAATCACAAGGTCAGTTGTTATGTTGCCATTCCACAAAGTGTTAATTATTCACCCTGGAGTTTGGCATGGATTCACAGCCATTGGGAATGATGAGGCTGTTGTTCTGAACTGCACAGATAGACCCTATGACCCCCAGGATGAAATCAGATTGCCATTTGATTCTTTCAACTTTAACTGGAAACCAGTTTCAAGATGAAGTCGTCAAGCCCCACTAAAAAATTTGAGCTTCTTTGGAGGGCGATGAATGGCCAGGAGCTAATCAAGGAACACAGGTTCCACCCAACAAGAAAGTGGAGGGTTGATTTCTGGCACAACTCTGGTGTGGCCATTGAGATTGAGGGTGGTGTGTGGACAGGTGGACGGCATACCAGGGGAAAGGGATTCATTGCAGACATGGAAAAATACAACGCCCTGGCAGAGAGGGGCATTCTTGTTTTTAGAATCCCAGGCCACCAAATCAACCTTCAATGGCTTGCCCCCATCTACGACACAATCCAAAGGGGTGGCTCCATGTCCTATCTTAAACTTCTAAAGAGGATTGAAGATGCCAGCATTTAATGAGGAATACATGAGGGAAGAGGATGACATGAGGAGGCAAGCTGTCTCTGATTGGAAGGAGAGGGTTCTGCAAGTTGAGGAGCCTTTCATCAAGAGCCAGGAGCAAAAGGAGGCAGAGGCCAAGGCTTTCAACAAGGAGTGCCTTGAGAAGTTCATTGAGATGGCTCACAACAACCCAGAGTGGCATTTCAGAATTATGGCCAAGGAGCTTGAGAAAGAAACCTTCTTTCACCTAAACAAGATTCCCTATGAACCAAGCTATATAAATGGGCTTCCTGGTTATTGGGAATACAGACAACAAAATGCAGAGCATTGGATTTTAGATAAAAGGAAAAGGCTTCCAGATGAATAACCAACAAGAAAGGAATACACAATGAGTGAAACACAATTAGCAACAATCAACAATGGGGTTGCCCAGCACATTCGCCAGGCAACTGATGTGGCTGGAGCCTGTCGAGAAATCGTTAAGGCCACAGCCCAGAGGATTGGCAACAAGGACTATGTGAAGGTAGAGGGCTGGCAATCCATTGCAGTAGCCCATGGATGTGTGGCATCTGCCAAAGATGTGGAAAGGGTTGAGGGAGGCTGGCGTTGCATTGGTGAAGTCAGAAGGATGGACAATGGCCAGGTTATCTCAACAGCAGAGGGCTTCTTGGGTGATGATGAGGAGATGTGGGCAAAGAGACCCACCTATGCTCGCAGGGCAATGTGCCAGACCAGGGCAATCAGCAGGGCTTGTCGTTCTGCTTTTGCCCATGTAGTGGTTCTCATTGACCGCAACCTATCAACCACACCAGCAGAGGAAGTTCCCATGGGTGGCTTTGAGGAATCCAAGCAACTCAACACAGACAAATATGAGGAGCCATCCAAGGCAGAAATCAAAGAGATCACAGCAAAGCTGGTTGAGGAAAAGACAACTAAAGATTCTGAAATTAAGGATATGGTGGTTGGCTTTGGCAAATATAAAGGCCAGACCGTGAGGCAGATTGCCAGGTCGTCTGAAGGATTCTCATGGTTGATGTGGCTGACTGAACAGCCCATGAAGAATGCCCCAGATGGACAGCCCTATAAAAAAGATGTCCAGCTTCGTGCAGTAATTAAGGCAGTAATTGATGAGGACAAACAAGATGCCATCCCCTTCTGACTCTGCCCTAAACCAAATAGATAGGTCTTTGTCTGCCCTGGCCAACACGGTGGCAAGGAAGGAGAGGGAAGCCTGTGCAGAGCTTGTTCAATCCATGGCTGATGCAGAGGAAGACCAGGTAAGGAAAGACCTTCTCAATGATGTGGCAACAGCAATCAGAAGGATGCCCAATGCCAAGTATTAACATTGAGATTCCCAAAACCAAGTTCGGACTAATTGAATGGAGGGACACAAATGATAAACCGCAGGAAAATGATAGATGCCTTGTTGTTGTTGGAATCAGCG